GATTCTATGAACAGATGATTTTGCACTAGAAAGGTCAGCAACTTCAAGAGATTTACTCATTGCATGTCTTTCAATATCAATAAATTGATATTCTGTACCATATTTGATATTAAAGTAATCATAATCTATAGCATTGGCAGTAGATGTTCCTTTATACTTATTGGAAAAGTTAGTTCTAGCTGGAGAAAGAACTTGTATTTTAGGAGCTACTGAATGATATGTTAAACTATCAACTGAAGTTACATTACCATAAGCAACTAGACTTGAATTAACTACTAGAGCTGTATTTGAAGTATCTGATACTGCATATACACGAACATGTGAATCAGTATTAGCACTAAACTTACCAGTAGATGAATCTAGATATATTTTTCCATTTGCTTCATCAATGTACTGTATAATACCAAATGCTGCGTTTGCATCTGTCATTACAACATTTGAAGTTGAATTCACATTGTAAACAACATCACCAATATTGATACCAACTTCTGTATTTGCTCTGGTAAACCCATCAATTGTTAGATATTCATCATCTTCATTTTCTAAGATTGCATAACCAGATGTTGATGTAAATCTAGCTCTGTAAATTTTAAATTTTAAATCTTCTTTCTGTACAGGGGTCCATGTCTTAGCATTAGCAGAAACAAACAATACACCAGAATATGGGTTGGAGAATACCTGTTCACCAGTTACTATATCATAACCACCAGTTTCACCAATCCATAAATTATATTCTGGACTATTTCCATCTGGCTTTACCATGAAAGCATAGTCAACACCGCCCATTAAAAATGCTGGTTGATCAAATGTGAATACTGTCTCGGTCGTACCATCAGCACTCACCGTAATATCTGATGGATTCAAATGAGCTGTTGCAAGTGTTTTAGATGGATTTGGATGATTGCCATCTGTCTCCATTAGATATAATGTAATGCCAAGAGATGGGTCTTTTGATTGGAAATAAACACCAATTTTAGTAATATAAGTACCAGTTACTAAATCAGGAAGATTTGCTACAGTAAATGTTTGAGCTATTGGGTCCCATGATTCTGTGTTAACAGCAGTAACTCTTTCTGATGTTTCTGTTCTGGTTCTTACACCAGCATTTACTGTTGATAGTGTTGGATTAGTAACATTAATAGTCGTACTACTCTGTGTTACTGAAATATTTTCAGCACTATATGTTCCAAAAGATGTTGTAATAATAGCATCGGCACCTGTAGTTAAATCAGATACGTTAACTAGTTTGAACATTCTATCACCAACACGGAATGTTTCCGCAGGAAGTCTAAAGACACCACACACAAACCCATTTTCGTCAGAAACTAGAGCATCACCGAAATTTCCCTGTCTTGTTACTATCCTATCCTCTTTACCCTCTTCTACATCTGTTATTCCTGATAAAATACCAGGAGCGCAATGTACATCTACATTAACATCATCAAAAAAAGCATGTAGTGTTGTTCTTGGCTTGTTATTATATGACACAAAAGCTACAAGTCTTTCTCTCATATATGGATTTATTGATATATCTTGAATATATGAACCTAGATCAATATTTGATTTTGATGTATCAACCACCAATTGTTCAATTTGCTGCTGAGAAGTTGTAGTTGTCGTTTCAAACTGAGTATCAACCTGCAAATCAATTCCGCCAAGCATTCGTGTATCATCACGTCGCCCAATGACAGTTGTAACTTCTTCCCATTCACCAAATAATGTTCCATAAGCAGTACTTGCCAATTGTTGCCATGGTTCTGCAAGGTCAATATTTACCTGATTTGCAGGTGCCTTGGTAACATCAACAGCAAAATCTTGAGATGGATATAAGTCTAATTTACCAGTCCAATCCCAAACAGATTCTGTAGCATTTCTAAATTTAGTGGCATATCTTTGATTTATATACTGCTCATGTGTGTGGTTTAATAGAACTAAAGAACCAGCCTTTGTCACATTACTAGAAGAACCGCTATTAAATTTGAAATCAACATAGTGACTATCAAATTGAGGTCTCATAATACCAACACGAGGGTCAACTGAAACACGATACTCTATATCACCAGCATTGCCAATTTTATGTGAGTTAAATGGGTCTGCAAATATGCCGTTCTTAAATCTATCCAAACCGTTTGCATCAGGAATAGTTAGGTCTTTGCTGCTCTGTTCTAGAGCACTTAAAACCATATAATATTCCATTCTCTTAATGCGCTCTTCTAGAGCACCTATATCTTTCATTGTATAACGACGATTTGTTTTTAACGCAATTCGAATTGCGTTATTCAATAGACCAAGAGCTTCTGCTTGTCTCTGTGTTAAAGATGGATATGCTGGAACAAATGCTTCTGCAATCTTTGATTGATCACCTTCTACAAATGGTGCTTTTGGATTGAGACTTGGAACGCCCTGTTGTACAACAAACCTACCATTATTATCAATATTAATTAAATCAATTCTTGGTAGATAATATTCAACATCAGCATTGAATGTTGAAAACGGCTGTGGTAAGTGCTGACCACCAGAAGGAATATCAAATGTAGTATTGGATATTGCTGGGTTAATAGTGGCGCTACCTTCCGCAGTAGTTACGGTTGCAGTATTATACTTGCGTGGTCTAAAATCTATCGAAGCACGTAAACTGTTTACTCCATAATATGGAATATCCGCAGTCTGTATTGTAGTATTTGTAGAAGTATCTGTTGAATTGATAGGATATGAATCAACAGAGTAGAAGCCAACACCAGCAGCAGTATTTGCAGTAAACACATCAACATCTACTAGAATCTTTGTAGAAGAAGTAATGTTACTTTTATATTGTGGTTTTAGAACTAGTTGAGCATGGTCGTAATGTTCATTTCTTTGACCATTATCAATTGTAAACCAAGAAAGTCTATCGTTGTTTGTATTGGCATATGTAGTGCCTACATAAACAGCATTAACTTTAACTAAGTCAGAAATACCAAGATTGAATGGTCCTACTGTTCCACTGACATTGTTAGAGCAATCAATTTTTATCTTTACGTTTTTATTTAAATCTTTATTTGCTTGTACAGCAAGATTACGATTTACTGGATAAGAAACATAAGCTGATGTTGCACCAGAATCTAGTGTCTTTTCAAGCACAGCTGTAAACTGAGTATTAGAATTGACATACACAGATTGAATTGGAAGAGGTGAACCTGTAACGAAATACTCTTGAAAATTAGCAGCACTATTTGCTGCACTAATACCAGCATTAATATACATCGTGGCATTAGAAGAAATTGTTGTCACTCTTCTAACATGATATGATGAGCCATCATATATTCTAACTAATGAACCTTCTGATAGTTCTGTTTGGAATAGAGTAGAAGTACCAACAATTGTGATATTGCCAGAAGTAATAGCAATAGTACCAGTTAGATTTGCTGTGTAAACATTAGCTGATGCAAACACATTATACTGATCAATTGATCCAGACCTTAGCGTGGAACCAGCAGTTGATGTAAGTCTTTCAGCACCACCAGCAGCTGGTGTTTCTAGATTTACTACCGTATTACCAGATGAAGCAATAGTTGCTGATGTAATCTGTAGAAAATTATAATCTGTATCATTATCACCATTAGCATTTGTCAATCTCTTTGGCGCTTCAATACCAAGAGAATATATTAGTGAAGCATAATTGCTATCTTTTAGTACAGACTTGCCACCTTCAAGAACAATATCAGCTTTTGCTTTACCATATGTTCCATCTGTGTAGATACTTCTGACGCTCTCAAATGACCTACCACTATTCATTCTAATATTAAAAAGATAAATTGCATACTTAGCAGTTGGGCTTCCCTTTGCTCCAGACTCATATGTAATAGCCTTTACATTAGCCTTACCAATTAATGTTCCACTTGGAGCAGAAGAAGTTCCTTCGTAATCTGAGATAGCATTCTGAGCCGCATTGTATAAACTTACTTCTGATAGAGTTTCAAAGTCGAATGCTCCTAAATATTCATCACAAACAACATAGTTGCCCATATCTGTACTTAGACGAACATTTTGTGAAACTTCAGTCGTTGAAGCTCTTGAGACTTCTACACGACTTGTGTTGATTGAATCTTTTCTTTTACCACGAACATATGCAACACCACTTGAAATCTCATAGTTAAATGATGCAGTGTTTGATGTGTCTCTAGTTTCAATTCTAAATGGCTTTACAACATAATCACCAGATTCTTCATATGTGCGCTGAGCTAAAACATCTTGTAACTTATTATATTCTGGTTCATTATTCTGTTGTGTTGGTTGACTTTCATCAAACTCTACAATAGCAAAGAAGTTTGTATTAGATGTTTCAGCCCTTGTCTTAGCAACCAATGTTGGAGATATCTTTAGACGATGAGCACCTGGGGCGTTAAAGTTGGATGAACCAGCTGCATTATCATATAGTGTTGTATCTTGAGTCTCTTTAATAATAGTCTCAGTGGTATCAAAACCAACTACATAACCATCCACATCGGTATCATAATCTTTAATAGTAATTGTTTGTGGTTCTACCGTAGTGAAGAAACCCTTTTGGTAAATGATACCATCACCAACACCAACACAATACGCATAACCATTAGAAGTAAATGTACCATTTGATGCTAGTGTTTCAATACTATCAATCAAATTGTTTGCAATTAGCTCGCCATACTTAGATTGGTTTGTGTTATAGAAATATAGAGTATCCCCTGGGGCAAATTCATCAACATCATTTCCACCATCATCCGTGCCAGTAACAACGTATGTTAGATACATTCTGTTTGTATTTGGATACTGAGTAGTATAACCTTGCTTTGAAATCTTAGCAATAGCACGGACAGCATTGTTAGAATCAGTGCTATTTGTGATTAGTGTGTTAGCATCTAAATCTAGTACTGTTAAATTTGTATTTGTATTAAATGAATCTGAAAGACTGATATAATGAACATTCGTATAGTATGTAATACCAATACCATCGACTACAGAACCATCCTTAAACATATGATCGCCAAATCTGGAAATCTGGTTCTGTAAAATTGTCTGAAGCTGTGTTAACTCTCTTGCTTGTACAGCGACAGATGGTCTGAAAAGAACACGATGAAATCGCTTATCTTCATTATAATCATCATAGTATGTTGAACTTAGAATTGATAATGTGGAATTACTTAGACCTGCCATTTTGCTTCCTTAGACTTTCAGAATAAGTTTTGTAAGTTCAACTGATGTATTTGATCTTTGAGTAGGTTCTACATAGTTGTAGTAAATCAAATCGCCAGTAAATCTATTAATATCAGGATTATTTATATCAAGAATGAAGGCGTATCCATCAACTGTAGATGGTAATAGTCTATCTGATGTATATTTTTGATATGTCATAGCCGTATTTGAGATAGAGGAGTTTACAGCTGTAATACCATCAGCTTCCGTTACTCTAATCTCTGTATTGCTGATTACATCAGATACTCTATAAACGTACCAAAGACTACCACTATTGAAACTTATTAGATCACTTACTTCAAAATTATATCCATTGGAACTAGTTTCAAATGCAGTTCCATTCCCTGTAATTGTATTGCCGCTGATTGAAATATTACCTGGGAAATCTTCACTAAAAGTGAATACATCAAACTCACCTTCAAACCCAACTGTCTTGATAATAGATGTGTTTGAGTAAGCAGCAATAATAGAGCCAGATTTAGTAGCACTATCAGAAGTCATCACTTCGTTCTTTGGGAATCCTAGTGTCGATGTTGCAATCTCGAATTCATGCATACCAGTAAATGTGTTTCCAGTATAGATATCAGAATTGGAATAATTTTCTGGATCAACTAGAATACCAACTTTTCTAAATTCAACTTCTGTTGGGATTGTATTAGATTCGGAACCAACATGTTGAATGGAAATAGCAAGATCAGAACCACCAAGCTCTTCAACTGGGTTTGATCCATGACCGCCAAGTGGTGGCATAACAACATTAACATTAGCACCAGAACCATATGAACTATTAGCAACAATAGCTGCATTAGCATATGAATAATTCTGACCTCTATTTAAAATACTAACAGTGATAATGGTGTAGTTATTATCTACAGTACAGATAGCTGTTGCATTTGTACCATCACCAGTAATTCGAATATATGGAGAAATTCTAAATTTAGATGTTGTATCAATATCAGTTAAATTGTCTGTTGTTGTAACAAACTTACCAGTAGAGTTTGAAACGTAACTGCTTATCTGAGATAACTGTCCAACACCAGAACCATAATAGATATAGAATCCTGCTTGATTATAAAAACCATTTGCAGAATTAGTATTAGCATCTTGAATTCTAAATGTTGTGCTGATAGTAGAATTACCAAGATTCTGAATAATATCACCATCAGCTACGGTAATATAATTGTTACCAGCATTATTTATTACTAGAACATCAATTGAACCGTTAACAGCAGCTGTTGTGATATCTGTATTGACAACTACTGGAATATAATCTGAAGATGAAAACTTAGTATTTGCATCAGTAGTTAGAGTATACATATACTTCCAAATATAACCATCAGCTGTTTCGAAAGTATTTGTTGTTGTCTCTACAGGTTCAACAGTACTATTTGCGCTGTTATTGTTATAAAGACATTTATAAACCCTACCAGTAGAATTAATTACGAAAAAGTTTTTAGTGTAGAGACTAGAATCATCATCAGTATACTGTGCATACTGTGTTCCAGATTCCCAATTAATTCTTCTAATTAGAAATGCTGCATCAGTAGATTTAATCTTTTTACCAGAGATTATTTCTCTACGAAAATCATACTTCTCTTCTTCAGTATCAAATGGAGTTGATGGCGTATCATTAGCACCTAGCCAATCTGTAGGTTTCGATAATACAAAATAATAGCTGCTATTAGCTGATCCAATCTCATCAACTAGTGCTTGTAGTTGTTTCTTTTTAAAACCTTTAAGTATTACAGCTGACATTTATATTTCCTATGACCATGTAGCTATTGC